TCGCGGATGTGCTCCATCAGGCGCACGGCGTGGTCCTGGGCTTCCCCCAGGTGGTGGTTAGCGTGCTCCATGTTGAACTGCCGGTCCTTGGGGCTGTCTGCATCCAGCGCGGCCTTGTTGTGCGTCAGCGCGTGCGCGATGTTGTAGACCACCGTCTGCAGCAGGTGCGCGGTGGTCATGGGGATGCGGGTGCTGGGCGTGCCCCCAGGCCCGTAGTGCTGGCGGGCTTCCCAGTGGGACGGCTCCGCGCACCGGCCCATCATCCGGCCAGCCGGGCAGATGAGGCTGTAGCAGACGCGCGTCTCGAACTTCAGTTCCCTAACCACCAAGGCGCTCCAGCTGGGCCCGGAGCTGGGCGTTGTCTGCGAGCACGGCCGACAGGTCGGGCTGGTTCAGCGGCTCACTGCGGGCGGTCCGCCAGCCGGTGCGGATGGCGACACCCAGGTAGGCGGTCATGAGGGCGGCCAGGCGCGAGCCCTTGCCCACTAGCCAGCCAAGGACGAAGAACGGCAGCAGGATCAGGGAGGCCAGCTGGCGGCCGGGCTTCGCGGTGCGCGCCTGGGCGGCGATCTCCTCGAAGTGGATGCGGTCGGCCAGCGTGATCGTGGCCGCGCCGTTCTCGGTGGTCACTCCTCCTCGCCTCCGGTGGAGCCCGGCACGCCGCGCAGCAGCTTGCGGGTCTTCTCTGGCACGGGCGGGGGGGCTGGCTTGCGGAACGGCATGTCGGAGACGCCGAAGGGGCCGGGCGGCAGGGAGCCGACCTGGGCTTCCTCGTCGGGGGCGTGCGCCCAGGAGCCGTCTGCGTCGATGTGCTGCTTCCACTCGCCCATGTGGCCCTCCAGTGATACACTGCGATACAAAGACAAAGACAGAAGGAGCATTGCCATGCCCACGCTGGCCAATCAGGTCGCCAAGCGCATGAACTACAAGGACCGGGCCGAGGATGCCTACACAGGCGTCCACCAGGCGGCGGCGAAGAAGGGGCTGCAGAACGGCCACGTCCGCACCTACCGGCCCTACTCCCTGGATGCCAGCGGAAACCCCCGCCCCGAGGACACCCGCCCCGAGGACAGCCAGCTGGTCCAGGTCCGCTGCCGGGAGCTGCTGCACGACACCGAGCGCATCCTGGTGCCGCTCATCGACAGCGAGCTGACCGTGGACGCGGGCAACCAGCACGCCTCGGCGGACATCGTCATCGACGGTCACGCCATCGCCACCGACGTTCCGGTGACCACCCTGATCTGGCTGGCTAACCGGCTGTCCAACATGCAGACCCTGCTTGCCAAGTTCCCGCTGGTGGACCCGGCCCAGGAGTGGGAGTGGGACGCGGCCGGTGACTGCTGGCGCTCGGCACCCGTCGTCACGCAGGCGACCCAGAAGGTGTGGAAGGCGCTGGTCAAGCACCCCGGCACCGACAAGCACCCGCCGCAGACCGAGTCCTACCAGAGCGACGAGTACGTGGGTGAGTGGACCCGGGTCAACTTCTCCGGCTCCATGAAGGCCAGCGAGGTGCGCGAGCTGTCCGGGCGTGTGACGAAGATGTCCCAGGCCGTGGAGGCCGCGCGCCAGGAGGCCGCGAAGGTCCAGGTGCCCGACCGTCACATCGGCGCGGACATCTTTGCCTACCTGCTCCCGCCGGCCTGATACACTCCGATACGGCACGAAGCAGAAGCACACGCAGAAGCACACGAGCGGCCATCATTAGCGGAGGATGGAGGTTCGAGTCCTCCCCCCGGCTCCATACCGGGGTAGCTCAACTGGAGAGCACCGCACCCGGCCGCAGAAGCAGAAGCATTGCCGAAGCAGAAGCCAAAACTGCTGTCACCGGATCGAAATGAGCGGCACCCCGGCATTAGTGGGGGTTCGAGTCCCCCCTGGCCCTCCACGCGGGCCAGTAGTGTAATGGCTCGCACAGATGTCATCAGAAGCAGACGCCGTCTCTTAGTGGCGCCGGCGGCATACGCAGTCCTTAGTGGAATAGCAAATCCATTTACAGGCGCCCCCCGGTAGGGTAACCGGGGGGCGCCGCCACATCATGTGGCGGCTTAATGCTGCGGTGAGCCGAGCTTGGCGCCCTGCCCGGCTTCGAGCCTGGTGATGCGCGCGTCGTGCTCATCCAGCTTGCTGCCGTGCGCGTGCAAACGGTCGAGCACCTGCACGTGCAGGTCACTGGAGTAGTCGTGCGTCCCGTGGGCACCGTCATCGACGCCCCCGCTGCCCGTCTTGCCATCGCCGTGCACCACATGGACGCTCGGCCGGGCCTCGCCCTGGGACGCGATGGCGGTCACCGTCTTGGACTTCGCCGCCGCGCGGATGGCAGCGCTCAGGCCCCCGGCGTCGCCGGGAACGGGGCTGACGCTCATAAACTGCCTCCTCGTATCTCTACCACTACCGCTGGGTCTAGCCATCCATCAAGGACGGCACGAGCAGCTGTCTTCAGGCGCGGCAAGGTTGACGCACTGACCTCGAAGCCATCCAGGTCAGGCGAGGTCGCGGTCCAGCGGTTGCCGTCCTGGCGGCACTCCACGGTCAGGGTGCGTTCTGCGCGTACCAGTTGGGCAGGCTCGAATCCGGCCCTGGCTTCCTCCCAGGTTGCCGGCCCGCCTTCGCCGTACTCCGGCATGCTCTCCACAACCTCCATGATGCCCCAAGCTACGCCCGGGTTATGCAATGGAGTTGAGGACGTTGTAGCCACGCCCGAACTTGTGCGCCGCCCACGCGGCCAGGCTTGCCGCGCACAGGGGCGAAATGTCCACCGCCGTGCCCTTGCGGGCCCAGGTCCACAAGCCGTCCCCGATGTCGCGGCGCACCGCGCCCGCCACGGCGGTCCGCAAGTCCTCGTTGTCATGACCGAGGTGCACCAGCACCCCCTCGGTGGCCCACTTCAGGAACAGCCCAGAGGACTGGCCGACGTCCCTGGTGCTGACCAGGGTCAGCTCCAGGCCCTTCTTCTCCGCCTCGGGGATGAGGATGGACGCAGGCGACATGGGGTCGATGACGATAGCGGCAACCCGGAAGCGGTGATTAAGGTCCGCCAGCCGGGGCACAACCCACCGCGTGCCTGCCCGGTGGTCTTCTACTGGGCCATTGGGCGTGCTCTCCAGCCCGCGCTCAACCAGGATGCGGCCATCGGGCAGCACACCAGCGATAACCACGCTGGCGAACTGAAGGCCGGGCGTCGCGTCCGCCGCGACCGCGATGCGCGACGGGCGCGGCGGCCCGGTCACGACTCGTAATCCCGCCAGGCGCAGGCGTCCCAGACCACCTGCGGGATGACGCCCCAGCCCATGGTGTCCACCGGCCACTCGCCCACGCCCAGGTACTCGCGCATGAAGCCGCTGGCCGACATCTTGGACAGGGCCTTGCGCAAGAACGCCTCGGTGATGCGGATGCCCAGCGCCGGGTTCGCCTTCGCCCACGAGCGCGGGTCGGCCGGGTCGTCGTGCTGACGGCAGCCCGGCTTGCACAGCTCGTGGCAGGGGTCGATGGACCATTCCAGCCACAGCAGCGACGGGTCGCTGTGGGCCAGGCCGCGCTTGCGAATCCGGTCCAGCTGGATGGAGTCGGGGAAACCCGCCGACGCGGTGTACCAGATCTGCGGGTTGGGCACCGCCGACAGGGTGGGCAGCGAGGCGTCCACCTGCTCGTCGGACAAGATCATGGCCTCGTCGTAGTACACGGTGTCGGCGGTGAACGACCGGCCCGAGCCACGGGAACGGGCCAGGAAGTTCAGGCGCGGCTGGCGGGAGGTGCGCACCAGGGTGCTGTTCGGCCCGAGGATAATCGTCGGGCGCGCCTTCAGCTCAATGGCCTCCGCGCCGTGGCTGGTGCGGATAGCCAGCACCTGCTCGTCCAGGTCCGGCGAAGATTCGATGATCCGCTTGATTTTGCGGAAATGCTCGGCGCTGGCCTTGAACTCGTGCGCGGTGTGGATTTGCAGGTCTTCTTCCAGCTGGAACATTCCAGCGAGCTGGCGGCCGAGCACCACCTGGTTCTTGCCGTTCTGGCGGGCCACCATGATGCCCACCTCGAAGGCGCTCCAGTAACCACCGGTCTGGCCCATCGCCTCCCGCAGCGACCAGGCCTGCCAGTCATCCAGGGCCAGGCCGCTTCTGCGGCATAGCTCTAGAGCCCCATCGGCTACCGAGTA